AGACAATCTGCGGAGTTTGAAAGCGACATCCGCTTGGTTGAAAGATGTTCCGTTCTCGGTGCTTACATTGGTAGTCACCACCATTGAACCAGTTCCCTTGGGAAGTTCGTAGGTGAAAACCGAACCAGTAGCAACGGTGGTAGCAGTTACTTCGCCACCACCGATTGAGAATCCAGAAGCAGCCCAGTCAATCAAGTGGATAGATTTTACCCCTCCTACGGAGTCCTTACAATCAAGGGTAAAACCCTGGGTTATAGCACAACTCATAATCTATCCTCCTTAATTAATTAGGCCAATACGAAACGAACAATCTGGTCAGGGAAAGCAACCTGAACACCATACTTGCAAGTCATACGGAAGCGAACTTCATCGTTGTCTTGAGAGTACCAGTACTTCAGTTCCTCTTCCTCGTTAGCCAAGTCAGTTCCAACAAAGAAGTTGCTCAAGCGACCAGCATACATACGGTTAGAACCATTCAAGCCACCAGTACCAATCATTTTCAAGTTAGTGCCGGGAATCATCATCTCCAAACCTTCTGCCTCTACAGCGTAGTGGAACAAGTTAGAGTTGCGAAGAGCAGTAGTGTATTTCTTGAAGGTGTCAATGCCAACCCACAAAACCAAGTCATCAGCCTCAGCGATGTCAGCAGGAAGAGCGTTGTAGATATCGTCTACCAAAGCCTCAACATTGGTAGTAGTGATAGCAGTTGCGCTTGAAGTGTTACCAACAACAGTAGAAGCAGAAACGGCATCAATCAACTTGTTGAAACCATCAAACTTGTTTGTGTTGGGGTTAGTGTTAGAAGTAGCAGTATCGCCTTGCCACATAGCAACTTCCAACTGCTTGGCAATTACAGAAGCCTTGCTCTCGCTGATTTGCTGCTCAAAAGGAACGGCAGTAGGAGAACCAGCAGCGATTTGGGTCTGCATCCACTTGGCTTCCAAAGTTTTGGGACACAAGGTCTCCTCTACTTTGATTTTGCCTACGGTGATAGTACGCTGAGTGAAAGTGGTGCTTCCAGAACTCGTGTACCCACAGCCGTCCGCCTGAAAATAAACTGTGCTGTCAAGGATGTTCAAAGCCTCTGCGCTCTTTACACCTACTTGAACTTGACCTGCTGCTTGAAGAACAGAGGCCGTCTTGCTACCAAACAAACTCTTTACAAGGATGTCGGTGCTTTGCTCGTTGACATAATTAGTCAACCCGGTTACATTAAATGCCATGATTATTTAGATTTTTAAGGTTTGTGCAATTTTGACAATGTTTGCGAACTGCTGGTCTTTCTTGGACAATTTCACTTCGTCCTTTTTTACGGGTTCAGCAGAGGGCAGTTCAGCGATAGCCTCTACCAAATCAACGGCCTTAGAAACGGCCTCACTTTGAGCAGCGAATTTCTCGCCATACTTCTCAACCTTAGAGTTCAAGTCAGCGATTGCGGCTTTCAATTCAGCAACGGCAACTTCAAAGGCTTCCAAAGTAGCAAATTTCTCTGCCTCTACTTCAACCTCAACTTCTGCCTCTACTTCAACAATCTCAGTAACCAATCCGCCTTCGGTGGTTACCAACATTCCGCCTTCAACTTCGTGAGTAGCGTCTGGAGCAGGAATCAAGCCTTCGTTTGTTACAACGAAAATAGCAGTACCAACGGCCAACTCGCCTTCCCATTGAATCTCTGTGCCGTCAACGAGCATAGCAGATGCCATCTCAATCTCGGCTTTCGGTTCTTCGCTGAATCCCAGCAAAGTCCGAATCTCGTGAATTACTTCTTTTGAGTTCATATCTATTTATATTTAGTGGTGTCTATTTTTTGGCTCAATTTTTCCCGTCCCACTTGGCTGCAATCTCCTTGATTCTTGCAAACAAAGCGTCAGAAACCTTCTGCTCTTGGGTCATTTCAAAATCAAACAACCCCTCAACGGAGAATCCTCGGAACTCGCCTGATTTCACTCTGTCCCAAATTTGGTCATCGTTGACCAAGTAGGAAACAAACCAAGAACCATCAGCGACCTCTTCGTAGCCCTTTGGAGGCATTATTCCTCTGTCTCTGTCTACGATATACGATTCAAAGAGAGAAAGTCCAGCAGAGGGCAAATCGTGGTGGATATTGACAGAATCATAGCGGTCTTGCTTCGCCCATTTCTTGGCAATCTCAAAGATGGTCTCTTTGTCAAATACCACATAGTACTCGCCTCGCATATCATCGTAGCGATAGATGGGAAGGTCGGCAATCATTGCCGGGCCAGAGATGATTTTCTTCTCTTCGTCTTGAACGGCAAAACCTCTACGGGCTTTCTTCAACTGCAACTGCTCTATTTTGCGCTCAGTCCAACGAAGCATCTCGTCACCACCCCACAAGAGGTAGGAGATAGTTCCACAAGATTCGGTATCGTTTTTGTCGTAGTATGTCTTGGCTCTTGAAAGGAAGGAATAGGTGCGCTTGATTGTCTCAAGGGAAAGATTCTCCTGATTGGCCAATTGATTTGCTCGGTTCTTTCCTACCAAGGTAGCACATTGACCACCGATTGCCTCGTTAAGTTTCATTCCTCGCATAGCGTTTTGACCTGCTGCCTTTGGGTAGTCGTTGTAGGATTCAAACTGAAACTTCTGTTCCCAGTAGGAATAGCAAATCGCTGCTGCTTGGGCTTCGTCTTTGCCTTCGTTAATCAAGACGGGAATGCAGCGAGAGATGAAGTCCTCCTCGCTCTCTCCTGCTCGTGGGTCAACGAACTGGTCATTGAAGTATTGAAAGTCACGCTCAATGGCTGGTTTGGTCACAAGGGACACGAACTCAACCCCAGTCTCGTCCTCTGGGTTGATTACAAGTTTGTAGATTGGCAGTTCCATCTGTATATAATTAGCGGTTTTATTATTTTAGCCTCCTATGACGGAAACTCGTTGATTTGTTTGTCTGCGTTGTTGGGTTCTGGTGATGTCTCCCTCAGTAACATAGACCTTGGTCTGACCGGTGAAATCCTGACCCAATCCAGAGGTCTGGAATTGAGTTGTTCCGATTGCTGGTGAGCCTCCTATTGATGGTGCTGTGATTTCTGCTCCACCTTTCAAGATTGATTTGGCTTGGTTAATTGCTCCCAAGATAGAAGCCACCTGAGAGGCGTAGAATATAGGGAATGCAAAGGCGGCAGCAGGGCCAGTTCCTTCTGCGGTCTTTTGTGCAATTCTCAAGCCAGAAATAAAGGCAACAGCAGAGTTTGCAGCGATTTCAGCAAGGGCAGCAATCTTGGCTGCTTTGCTATTCTCACGGAACAGATTACTCAACTCACCCAAAACTCGGATTGATTCATTTGCCAACTGAATTTCCAAATCTCTACGGGCAAGGTCAGCAGCATTCTTTTCTTCAATTTCCTTTTGTTTGATTTCAACCTTTTTAGCAGAGATATCAAGTTCTATTTTTGTGGTGTCTTCGCCATAATCCTTTTGAGCGACAAGTTGTGCTTCTAATTTCTCAACTTCTAAAGCGAGTGATTGTTTTGCAAATTCTTCTTGTGTTATTTGTCCTTCTTGAAGCCCTTTTAATAGTATTGTATTGCGCTCATTGTAATATGTCTCTAAATCCTTAAGGGCTTGGTCATATTCTTCTTTGCGACCAGTTTCAAGCAACTTCAATCGGTCTGCTGCCAACTTGGCTTCTGCTGCTGCTGCTCTNTCNGCTGATTTGGCTGCTTCATTGTTGTCTCGCTCAATCTCTTTATTGACTCGGTTCAATTCTCGCTGAGTTGCCCGTTGTTGAGTCAAGCGTCTTGTTGTTATGTTGTCTAATTCGGCTTGTGCTGCTGCTTCCTTGTCAGCGTTTTCTATGTTTGTTCGTGAGAAGGTGTTTTCTTGTTTTTGAGCATCATACCGCAATTTTGCAACTTGCACTTCTCTTGCCAACAAACCATCTTCCAACTTTTGAGCATCAAGAATGAATTTCTTTCTTTGTTCTGCTGTGTATTCTTCTTCTTGACGAGCCTTCAATCTTAGTTCAGCAATCTCGGCTTCTTGTGCTGCTCTATCAACCAACAATTGACGCTCAAGACGATGCGCTCTGTTTCGCATCTCCGCTACCTCTGCTGCTGCCTTTGCTTCTTTCTTGTTTTCCTCTGCAAACTCTTTTACACCATTGATAGCATCTTTAATAGTTCCAACTGTATCTTCTAAACCAAGTGCAACTTTTCCAACCGCATTTGCAGCCGTTTCTCCTGCTTTCTTAAACTCTCCTTCAAACAAATAGCCAATGGCTTTCCCAATGCTTGGAATCAACTCCAGTAGTCCATTGAAACGATTGATGATGTTTTGCTTTACCAATTCACCAAAAGCCATAAGAGAACCAAGTGGGTCGGAAAATAATTTGATAAGCATTTCACCAATTGAGGCAACAATGTCCATCAAGTTGCCAAGCAGTGCGCTTCCTACAGCAGTAATTTTGTTCCATTTCTCTTGACCTGCCTCTGAATCGGAAAACGCTCTTTTCAATGCAGCCAATGCGCCAACAATAGCCATAATGACCATTCCTACTGGATTGGTTACAATAGCCATAAAAGCCTTGGACAATCCACCTACTGACTGAGCAACTGCACCAACTGGTCCGGGAATGCCTCCCAAATCTTTGCTTAATTTGGAGAAGTTAGAAGACACACCAGCATAAGCATCTTTTAATCCTCCAGCAGCACGACCAAGCATTGTCATACTTTTGACGGAAGCGTCTGCACCTTTCTTCACATTGGAAGTGGCTTGTGCTACATTGTTTAGTCCTT